AGCGGAATTTGGCACCACTCATCTCAATGAGAATGCCGAAGTGCGCAGCCTGCGTGCAGCCATTGAGGCCAAAGATCAGCAGTTGGCGGAAGCCACCCGGACAGCCCAGGATCAAGCAGTGATCGTGGAATCCAAAGAGCGTGAGATACGCATGATCAAGGAGAACAACCAGCGTGCCAACACACTGGAAGAGCTGCTGTCGCCCCTGAATCAGGACCGGCGCGAGATCATGAGCAATCTCTTGGAAAGCGTGCAGACCAGCCGTCTCAAAGGCGCTTTCGAGAAGTACCTACCAGCAGTGCTGGCAGAAGGCCGTGCCGTGAAAAACTCTCAGGTGATCACGGAAAGCCATCGCGCAGTGACTGGGGACAAGACTGTCCAGATCAGACCCGATGACGAATCACGCAGCAATGTGATCGAAATCAAGCGTCTGGCCGGGCTGTGATATAACAAAGGGAGATCCAAATGTCACAAGAACTACTAGAAAGCCGTTGGGACGAAACCAAAGACGCCCTGATGGAAGGCCTCAAGGGCAGCCGTCGCAACACCATGGGCGTGATCCTTGAGAACACCCGTAGGTACCTCAAAGAGAATGCTTCTGCAGGCTCCACGGTCAGCGGCAACATCGCTACCTTGAACCGGGTGATCCTGCCCGTGATCCGACGGGTTATGCCCACTGTGATCGCCAACGAAATTGTTGGTGTGCAGCCCATGACCGGTCCAGTGGGACAGATCCACACCCTGCGTGTGCGCTATGCCTCAACCATGACGGACCAGTCCGCAGCGGCCACTTCGGTCACAGCGGGTGAAGAGGCCCTGAGCCCGTTCAAGATCGCCACGGCATACTCTGCCGGCGCTCGCGGTGCGTCCAACGCGGCCACCACGCAGACAGCTGCCCAGGGCTACACCGGTGCTGCCACTGCCACGCTGGAAGGCAACGGCGGTCGTCAGATCTCCGTGCAGATCCTGAAGCAGGCCGTGGAAGCCAAAACGCGCAAGCTGCAGGCTCGCTGGACCTTTGAAGCTGCCCAGGACGCACAGGCCATGCATGGCATTGACGTTGAAGCAGAAATCATGGCAGCACTGGCCCAGGAGATCACGGCTGAAATCGACCAAGAGATCCTGTTGAGCCTGCGCAGCCTGGCCCAGACCGAGTTCACCTACAACCAGGCCACTGTGTCGGGCACAGCCACATTCGTGGGCGATGAGCATGCTGCCTTGGCAGTGCTGATCAACCGCGTGGCCAACCTGATCGCACAGCGCACACGGCGCGGTGCAGGTAACTTTGCCGTGGTATCACCTGCGTCGCTCACAGTGCTGCAGAGCGCCACCACTTCGGCGTTTGCTCGCACCACGGAAGGCATCTTTGAAGCACCCACCAACACCAAGTTCGTGGGCACGCTCAACGGCGCCATGCGTGTGTTCGTGGACTCCTACGCTTCGGATTCAACCCCGGTGCTGGTGGGCTACAAAGGCTCTTCAGAGGCAGATGCAGCGGCGTTCTATTGCCCCTACATCCCGTTGATGAGCTCTGGTGTTGTGCTGGATCCCACCACGTTTGAGCCAGTGGTCAGCTTTATGACTCGTTATGGGTACATAGAGCTCACGAACACTGCATCTTCGTTTGGTAACGCTGGCGATTATCTCGGGGAGATAGCAGTCTCTAACCTTAGTTTTTCTTGATACAATCAAGGAATACAAGGTTTCAAATCAAAAAACCGCCGAAGGGCGGTTTTTTGTTGACTAATCTATTATATTGTGTTAATCTATATAAATAACACTATGAACAAATACACTCGCTGGTACAATCAAATCACAGAACGCGCACGTTCTCGGATTACAGAAGATTACACAGAAACGCATCACATACAACCGCGCAGTCTTGGTGGTACAGATGATGAATATAATCTCGTTGAGCTGACTGCGAGAGAACATTTTATATGCCACTGGTTATTGACAAAAATGACTACAGGCGATGCAAGAAACAAAATGTTAAGTGCATTTTTTCTTATGAGAGGAAATAATGCATATCAAAATCGTTATATTAACAGTCGAGCATACGAAATCTTGAGGGAAGAGTATGCACAATATATTTCAAAAATGAATACTGGAAGGGTACAGCCGCCTGAAGAAAAAGCTAAACAAATCGCAGCTATTACTGGACGCAAGCGCAAACCGTTTACTTTAGAATGGCGAGAAAAAATGAGTCAAGCCCATCGAGGTGAAAAAAATCATAGATATGGTGTAAAAGTCAGCGAAGGAACCAAACAGAAACAAAGAGAAAAAGCCACAGGTCGTAAACAAAGCGCAGAAACCATACGCAAAAAAGCAGATGCCATCCGTGGTCGAGCCAAACCCAAACTGCTGTGCCCCCACTGCAGCCGCATGATAGCTGTGAACACCTACCCCCGCTGGCACGGCACCAACTGTGCCCTGGCCCCCGGTAAATAACGCATGCCCACGTTCATAACGCCGATATCTGGCACTGCCCAACTCACCACTGCCACTGGTCTCACAGTGATCTCTCAAGGCGCCTGGCTGTTCTCGCAGAGCGGCTACAATGACAGCATCTCCTGGGGTGTGAGCCTGGGCGGCCCCACTGAGTCTGCCCCCAAAGCCGCCACTGCCACCGTTGACAGTGGCCTGCTGCATCTTCGGGCACAGAACTGGACCATCGCGGGCACAGGCAACACCCTTACAGCATTCACGGATCCTGCTACCGGTATCACCTATGGGCCTGAACGCTGCCGCATCTTGATCACAGGAGCATGGTCAGTGCCTCGCCGTGTGAACTCCAACAGTTTCAACTCCACTGGTGTGATCTACACCGGGCTCACAGAAACCGACGAAGGTTCACGGTCAATGACACCCTATCTGCTCAACTATGAAACCTACGCACCTGTGTCATACGTGATACAGGGTGCCGCGGTCACAGGTGGTGCGCAGGACACTTTCTCGCCGCAGGTGTTCTTTTGCCGATGCACAGAATCAGTGACCACTGACAATTCCAATCGCGAGTTCCAGAGCAACAGCATCGCTGCCCCGGCCTGGAGCTACAGCTACGCCAAATCTTGGCAGACTGACTAAATACTGTTCACGCATCAGGCGTGTTATGCGGAGATTAAACCCCACCGCGTACGGACTAGAACTCCGATTGGACTTCTTTATAGGAGAAAACAAATGGGACGTCCCCTCAAGATCAAAAAAACAACCACCAAGGACATTGGTTTTGTCTCGCTTGGTGAACTGGAAGCACCGGTATTTCCTGACACACTGAACACTGACCAGTTCATCGGTGTAGTAGACGGAGCCAATGCCAGCGGCGGATCTGCCGTGGCCACATCAGCCTATCCCGTGGTGCGTGTGCAGGTGCACTTGGCCACCGGCGGTCCGGGTGCCGCAGAAGCCCCGGGCTTCATCATCACCCAGAAAGGCAACATCAAGTATCTGGTGGCGGACACCACATCAGTGGCAGACGAAAGCCTGGTGGTGGGTCGCACCTACATCATCAACACCGTGGGCACCACGGACTGGGTCAGCTGTGGAGCCAGTGTGAATCCTGCTGCTGGTGATGTGTTCACGGCCACTGGCGTTGGTGCCGGTACCGGCACAGCGTTTGAAGTTGGTGTGTGTGCGCTGGCCAATGAAGCCACGGGTGCGCTGTCGGCGGGCAACATGAACATCGCAATATTCAACGGTGACTCCACGGACATCCTGGTGTCAAAACTCACCAACAAGTTTGCGCTGGACTATGGCACACCCAAGGTGCGCTATCTCGTGAACTTCTTCACTGACGAAGGCACAGAAATCAAGTCCGGCACCGTGGGCGAAACCGTGGCCTTGGCCATCGCTGAGAACTACACTTCGTAGTTTGCATCACCCTGGATCCTCCCTGCGCTACATACAGGGAGGATTTTTTTATGGCTGCTTTTGTGCTGGGCAACGGTGTGAGCCGTGCCGCAATAGACGTTGATGATCTCCTGCGATTGGGACCTGTGTACGGCTGTAATGCGCTGTACCGCAGCCATACAGTCACGGCCTTGGTGGCCACGGATCGCCCCATCGCTGACGTGATACAGGCCTCGGGCTACAGCCTCCAGCACAGATTCTACACCCGCAGACCACAGCCAGGAACCGGGGCCCAGGCCGTGCCCAGGCAGTATTTTGGTTTCAGCTCCGGACCCATAGCCTTGGCCCTGGCCGCTGCGGAAAATTCCGGTGCTGCGGTGTACATGCTGGGATTTGACATGGGACCAAACCAGCAAGGACGCTTCAACAATGTGTTCGCAGACACCGAGCACTACAAGAAAAGCCAAGCCGGACCCACTTTCACCGGCAACTGGCTGCGGCAGATGGTGACAGTGATGCGCGATCATCCCGGCTGCCAGTTCCGGCGGGTGCATGGTGCCACCACGGCTGACATCACGGAATTTGCGTCAGTGCCTAACCTGGAACGGGTAGACATTGCGGAGTTCCTGCAGCGCATAAATACCGCAAAGGATCTCTAGATGCCCACGCAGAAACGCATAGACGGTGACTATGTCATCACCACTATCAACCCGTCCGATGATGTGGTGGTAAACACCAACACCATGGTGATCAACGGCAATCTTGACGTGTCCGGCAACCTCACCTACATCAACGTGGACGAGCTCAATGTCAAAGATCCCTTCATACTGCTGAACTCCAGCAACACCGGCAGCTATGCGTCAAACTCCGGTGTGCTCACGCACGACACTGCATCAGTGTTCGCGGGCCTGCGCTACAATGCCACTGCTGGCCAGTGGGAACTCAACAATGGCAGCACTGACGCCACTGGCCTCACTGGCACCTGGACAGTGATCAACAGCGGTGGCAGCGGCACGCCCGGCGCGCCCAGCACTGCCATACAGTTCAATGCCAGTGGTGCGTTCGCTGGCAATGCGGCCCTGACCTTTGACGTGTCCAATGCTGCTGTAGTGCTGCAAGGACATCAGGTGTTTGGCAACATTGGCACAGCACCGGCCGCAGTGGCCAACTCTGTGGCAGTGTTCCATAATGTGGTGGCCGAAGGAGACACCGGCCTGTATGTGACCAGCGCAGCCGGCACACAAGAACTCATAAGCAAGCAACGCGCGGTATTCTATGCGTTGATATTCTAAGGAAATAGCATGCCAATAGCAACAGGAAACGTAACCACTGCAGCTGCCGCTGTATACACCAGTTCTGGAAACACTGGTGTGACCTTTGTGAGCCTCTGCAACTATTCTGCAGCCAATGTCACTGCCAATGTGTTCGTGGTGCCCAGCGCAGGCACAGCGGGCAATCTCAATCTGGTTATCAGCAACATCTTGATCGCGGTCAACGACACCTACCAACTCTATGCAGGCTCGGAAAAACTGGTGCTCAGCAACGGCGATACCATACAGGCCAATGCCAGCGCCGACAACAGCGTGGCCACTGTGACCAGTTTCACTTCGTTCTGATGGGATATTTTGTCAAGAATCGGCAATTGCAGAGTGGTTCTTCCGGCGTGGTGCTGCCCTCTGGTGGCAGTGCTGTGAGACCCTTGGCTCCGGTATTTGGCCTCATGCGCTTCAACACCGATCTAGCAGGCATTGAGTTCTTCAACGGCACAGAGTTTGTGCTGCTGGGCGCAGCAGGTGCTGTGGACTACACCGTGGACGCATTCACGGGCACAGGCAGCCAGACTGTGTTCACCATGACTGTGGCGGAGAGTGTGACCACGCAGATCATAGTGTTCGTGGGATCCATATACCAGGATCCTGGTTCAGCCTACACAGTGGACGGCGGATTTGACATCACGTTCACGTCAGCACCACCCTCGGGTGAGCCCATTTCTGTGATCCACAGCCAGACATGATCCCATAAATATCTGGTAAGGGACACCAGATGGCCATAAATCGAATCTCCGGCAACATCCTGCAGGACAATCTGCAGCGTGGTACCAATCTATCCATACAGGGCAATCTCATCTTTTTTGATGTGAACACCAACAGGGT